CAACTGAACTTCTACCAATTCTATTATTAAAATCACTACCACTTATTAGTAATTGTGGTGTTTCGCCAGTTGTTGGTCCAGTAATGAGTTGTCTTCCTTGAATTGTCAAATCAAACTCTGATGAACCTGATACAGTCAATGAACCAGTGATTACTTGGTCACCAACAAATGTGTTAGAACTAGTTGTTGCATAACTTCCAGTCAAACCACTCAATCCATTTACTTGGGTTTGTAGTGATTGTGTAGTTAGTTCTATGTTGTTTAGTCTTCCACTCGCACTAGCAGTAAATGCATTCACTCCACCATTTATTAAAACTTGGGATGTAGTAAAATCATTCAATGCAACTATATCTGAATTGATTAGTGGTGGTTGACCATTTACCAATAACGAACCAGTTATTTGTGTATTGGAGTTTATAGATACATTTGAACCATCATCTGATATATTACTATCCAAGATATGATGTCCTCCATCTCCTTTTTGTATTCTATTATTTGTAGGATATGTTGGTGTCCCCTTTGTATTATATTCAGGACCAAATAAGGCAACTCCGTGTTCTGTTGTTACACCACCATCATCAGAGTATTCGTAGAACCAATCGTTATTTCCACCATCAAATTGGAATGATGCAGTTACACCTGCAGAACCCGAGTCTTGTACTGCTACACCAGCATATCTTTCAGTTGGTGTATTGTTGTTTAGGATGATGAATGCATCACCAATAACTTTAGCAGAACCAGTTACTGATTGAACGTATGCAAATGATGCAGTACCATTTACTGCAATGTTATTAAATGTTTGTGTTCCACCAAAGTTATTATTTACATCAGTTCTTGCAAAAGAACCAGTTTCACTTTCGGTTATGAATGACCCTGATTGAGAACCTAAATTACTCCACTTTGTATCGTTATTAGTATTATAGGTTTCTTGCGATTGGGTAAAGTTATTAACACTATTCAATATACCCACTACTTGTGCCGATGATGATACTATACCACTCGGTATATTACTAATTTGTGGGTAGTTGATTTGTGTAGATGATGATACTATACCACTACCACCCAAGACCTGCGTAGAACCCGATACAACCCCACTAGGGAGTAAAGGTGTAATTTGTGAACTACCACTTACTATACCACTTGGTATATTACTAATTTGTGGGTAGTTGATTTGTGATGAACCTGATACAGTGCCAGGAGGTATAACACTACCACTATCATCAGGTATATTTACCGCAAAGGTAGAACTATCACCTTTTGTAAAAGTCAAGTTTCTACTACCATTATCAAATGAAGCAGTTAGTAGTAGTGAGCCAGTATTAGTTGATACACCACTCAATCCACTACCATCTCCAAAGAATTGTGATGCCGAAACCGAACCTGATATAGTTAGTCCTTGTACTATACTACCAGTTCCATTTACCAAAAATCCATTATCATCATTCTTCTGCAACAATTGTTGGAAAGATGATGATATATTTTGTGATGTTAAATTATAATTAGCCATATTTTATACTCTTTTTTATTGTGGTAGGTACTTGTATCTTGAATTAACTATCTTTATACCCATTCTTTCTATATCTTCGCGTATCGTTCTTCTAAATACGATTGGTGATTTAAATTGCACTGAGGAATCAGGGTATATATCGTCATTAGTTTCAGTTCCATATTCAGGGAATAAGTTATTGTTAAAGCATAAATAACTCACTAGTCTTTCTGCAAAGTATTCAGCCTTATTTTTTACTGATGTTCTTTTCTTATCATACATCTGCATATCAACCGATAGTGCATTATCCCCACCTTGTGGTTGTAATAATCCATTATTTCTTGGTCTTAAATAAATGGCTTCCAATGCCTCGTAGTATGAAAAGTATAGTAGTACATCTTGGATGTAATCATCCAAAAGTGTTTTATAGTTTCCACCAATAGTTCCTGTATCTACATCATCTATAATTCTATCATATAGTTTTGTTCCAAGTAGACGAGTCAAATGGATTATTTGTGCTTCTCGTATTGTTGAACGCAATAAGTCAGGATCAAGAACATTATTTATATCCGTAAATCTTTTTAGTTTTGCCTCACTTAGCAATAGGGTATTCTGCATTTTGATCTCCTTTTAGTTCATCTACTGATTCAATTATTTCTTTTTCCAATACTTTATCTTCACCACTCTCAGCATCTACTGATGTTACTACATCTATCTTTTCACCATCTTCAAATAGTCTTACTTGTTCTACTCCCAGCATTGCATCTATTCCATTACACTTAAAGATATAATCAAAAGTGGATAGTATATCTGATTGCATTGGTTCAATAACCGTCTTTTGGAAGTGTGCGTATGCATCAAGTAGTTCAGTTCTACCCCCTAATTGTCCTTCGGTTTTTATACCTACAAGCATTGGGGAAGTTATTCTATGTGATGTTAATATCTTTTGCATCACCATTTCATTTACTGTGGTATAGTATCCATCTGCTCCATTTTGTGGAATAGGTGTAATAATTGGTGCTTGTTCTTTATTTGCCACATCCATATAAATCAACGAACCTGCATTGTCAGACCCTGCATATGCATCTCGTAGTTGTCTTTCAATTATGTCCCTTTCCTCTTCATCTGCATCCGTAAATGTTGTGATGGATAAGGATGGTGCAAGACCATTTTTTATATTATTTTTGTGGAAATTATCTATCTCTGAATCCAATGCAATTATATTCAGACCTGCCATATATTCGGGTAGTGGGTAGTATTTCATACCTGGTCTATACCCACAATCATATATCATTGCATTTGGATATGTTCTATCTAATTTATTGAATCTAGGGATATATAGTAAATCATCTGGATTTACTCTTATTCTATTTTTCATACCAAACTCTGATGAGATATAGTATCCAGGTATAATACCCCTTTCGTTCATTTGTTTTGCTCTTACATAAGAAAAGTCAATATGATATACATCAGTTATTTTGGTTCTATCATTTGACCAGATTATTTCCAGTGCATATCCACCAAATAATGCCTTATCATATGCTACTTTCTTAAATAAGTCATTCCAACTTTCACCATCTCGGTTGGCATAATCAAGTATTTCTGGCTTTTCAGAAGTTAAACCACTACCTACTATACCATCTCGTTTTGCAAGTATGGCAGTTGCATTTGTAGCTGATTTGTTAAATAGTTCTATGACATATTGTGGGAAATCATTTGATTCACCATAATATACCACTTTTCCTTTATCATCTTCAAACACCTTACCACTTGGATAGTAGTAGTTCCCATACTTTGGTATTACGGTTAGTTTGTGTTTTCTTAAATTCTTATTTTCCATATTATCCTTGATATACTATAAATCTACCCACCTCGTTGGATGAGTTATATACGATCTCGTTTGGTTCTACTGAACTGGAAACGAAGATTCTATCTTTATATCTTAATTCTGATGTGGCAACTATTCCTTCATATGTTGCAGTTGAAGGATCGTTCCATAGTATCGGTGTTCCACTCCAAGTTTCACTATATGCACCCCATACATAACTTTGTATGATTGGTCCATACCATATCTCTAAATCATAGGTAGTTCCTGGTAAACCTTCTACTATTCCATTTGTATATTCAGTAGATGAACTAATTGTAAATTGTAGTTTCGTCCATCTTGGGTTTGATTCATTTACTGCAGTAGTATAAGTTATACCTGCTGAACCTGTATCATTGGCCAATGTTTGATATGTTACAATATGATATACCGACCCTTGTACTACACTTGGTGTTGTATCCTCTATGTATTTATCAAATTTGATTGTATTACTACCAGTTACTAATGTAATCATATCTTATTAGCCGTTAATATAGAGATAAGGGGAGTATGTTTTACTCCCCTTTCTCTACTATTATATAAATTATTGTGCGATGGTTATACCTGTTAATGCACTACTTAAAACCACATCAGCAAGTGCATCTGCTGGTGAAGGTTCTTGTGAATTAAATGTTAAAGTATATCCGTTAGCATCTCCTAACGCTGTTCCTGACTGACCTTGTCCGGCATTCAAAATTGCTCCGTGCTCTCTACCTACATAGAAGAACTTACTACCTGATTCTGCATTATTGGTTTCAACAATAATCTTTAAATCTGGGTTTTTAGCAAGTACTTTTACTTGGTTTCGGGTAGAAGTTTGTAATTTAGCGAATGCTGCATTTATAGTTGCTTCATAGAATACGGTCTGATTTTCGGTTGAGCCATTGATGGTCTCGGTAAAATCGGATGTTCCTCTTTGAAGGTCAAACTGATAGAATACACCTGTGCCAGTAATATCTGTAATCTCGTTGTTGACTTCAGTTATTGCTGTTACAGAGCCAGAAAGGATATAAATTGCCTTAATACCTCCGGTATTATCGCGGCATCCAAGTGCAAATCCACTAGTTATTGAGCATGACATATTTTATCTCCTTTTCTTTATCAGTTTAAATTATAAATTGTTAGTAACCCAGAACTCAGGGTATGCTACTTGGACACCTAATTTAGTAACGATTCTATGTTTTAACTTATCATCGTTAATATCATACCACAATTGGAAGTTGTCCAAATCAGATACTAAATCAGTTCCTACTACGATGTGTCTTGCAGGACCAGTTACAATTCTATCAGTTCCTTGTAGACCTACTGTACCTACGATTCGTAAGTTAGCAAATGGGTGCATAGCAGATAGCAATGAACCACGATTTTCTACTGAACTTGGGTCATAGTAGAAGTTGTTAGCTTGTCTTAATGCTACGATATACTTTCTGAAGTTAGCGATTGACATAAATGTAGTCAAGTCATCTCTGTCTTGCACATCTACATTTAGTGATTCCAACTGAGCATCAATTTGAGAAAGGATGTTAGCTGAAGTTGGTGCTGATGAAGATACGAAAGTAGCAGCAGAACCTGATGCCAAAATTGTATTCAAACCAGATATACATGCACCTGAACCAGTTGATGCAGTCCAAATAAATTGGTCATTCTTCTTTTGGAAGTTTGCCACTAGTTGGTTAGCATATTCTGTTGCAAATGCATAAGTTTCTTGGTAAGAACCTTCTGAACCCAATAGTCCAATATATTTCTTATCCAAATCTCTTAAACATAATCCATCGTGGGATGATCTCTGGCATACCTCCAAATCTCTTTGGGTATATGTCACTGATCCTGATTCAGTTGATACACAACCAAATCCGTCTTGGATTACTAAATCTATTTCTTGAAGGTTCAGAGGTTCTTTGTACTTAATACCTTCTTTTACTGTTACGAATTCTGCAGTAGAACCAGCAATTACTGATTTTACTAATAATTCGCCAGCCAATTCGTTGTTAAAGTTAGCCAATGCGGCTACATTAAATCCTGCCATGATAATTAATTAATCTCCTTGATTATTTTTTTGTTCTTAATTTTACTAAATATTCAAATTGTTTTGCCTTATCACTAGTCATAGGTTTATAATCTACATTTACTTGTGAAGCATTTTTTGATTTGATTGTTGCAATTGTTTTTTCAACTGCTGGTGCTTTTGAGAATGTTTCCACTTTTTGCTCAGTTTTGTTAAACTGAGCTTTCATTTCTTCTATCTCCTTTTTCATTTCTTCAATCATCGGGGTTACTACCTCGGCGATTGCACTGATGAGTTCTTCGATTTGTGGTGCAACAGTTGCGGGTAAACCTTCCACTACTACATCTTCCATCTTTTCTTCATCTTCCATTTCAACTTTGTCTTCCTCTTCAGCTTCAACTTCAATTTCAACTTCTTCCTCTTTGGAAATTTCTTTAATTACACCACCTTCGGTTTCAATTTTAACTCCACCTTCCAACAAATGTTCCCCATCAGGGGCTGGGATGTTTCCATCAGGTGTTGATACAAAGATTGGTAATTCAACTGCTAGTTCTTCTCCTTCGTAAACCAAAGTAAGTTCTCCATCAGCTGTTTTGATTTCTCCAAAAGATTGTTCTGCAGTCATTTCAGTTTCTACTGGTGCATCCACCAAGTTGAATCTTTTTTTCACTAATTCTTTTAGTTGTGAGTACATAATAATTCTCCTTTGAATTTTAAATAGTTGATTTAGAACGAACCCTCTTTAGCCTTGGAGTCTATAACTTCTAATGTCTTCCCATTAGTTAGTTCATATACACCATCAGGTAGTATAGCAACTCGTTCCCCATCTTTTAATATAAAAACTACGAAGGACTTTTCATCTACTACGATGTCCGTTCCTCCTGCTGTAGTTCGGTAGTAAAATTGGTGTTTGTGGAATTTGTTAATGATTTTATCCGCGAAGTAGCCCTCCACGCTAAAACCTTTTACTCTTCCTGTCTTTACCCACTCCATCCATACTGAAGTGTTTTGGACTTTCATTACACCAAACCAAGTTCCCTTCTCGTAAGTTTCACCCATTATTTCATAGGATTTATCTTTCTCGGGGTTCTCCACTAACCAGGATTCTACAAGTATTACATCATTTAAAGACATATCTTCTGAATGCTGTATGTTTGTATTTCTCTGATTTTTATCCATCATAAACTTATACGCAAGTTTTTCAATGGTCTTTTTACTAAAATATACCCAATACTCACCCATCATATCATCATATCGGTATATGGTCTTATTTGGAACCATAAGTGGCCCTGCTATAAGTTGTCTATCCACAGAATCTTTTGCAAATGTGTGGGTAAAATTATTTGGGTTTCTATTCATAGTAGGTATAGGATTTACCGATGTTGCAGCATCAATTGATTGCTGTTCGGTTTTTATTTCCTTATCACCCACTTGTTGGAATGTTAGTTGTGTCCAATAATGTCTGCAACCATATGAACCTTTGTAGGTAAATATATCATATATACCAAACTCTTGGTTCTCTCCACTTATGGTTAGTTGGTTTATATCTTCCTTTCTAAATACCAAGTTTGCATTCAATACCTTTCTGCAAAAATCTCTGTTTTTAGAATCTTTTGGACCAGTATATTTGTATCTTATCTTAAATGAGCCGTAGTCTTGTATGGAAGATAGGTCAGGTTTTGAGGAGATTGTGAACTGATGTTCCTCCTTCATTAGTACCCAACCATCTGCTTCTAAACTTTCTTGAGTCTCTCCTTTACTCACCAACGCATCATATAATTTATCTTGTATATCTGATGGTAAATCTTCTATATACTTGTGTGAGAAGTAGTCTTCTATTAGTATATCAGCTAATTCTTCATCGGTGTATTCATCACCTTGGAATAATCCAAGTTCTTTTAACTTTGATTCAGACCATCGTTTCCCTGCGAGTCCCCCCCAAAGTAGAAATGAAATTGTGCCACATTTTTCATTTTCACCTTCCTCGTAATACTCTTCGGCACGAGATAGGTAGGAATACATTCTTTTTATAGTTTCTACTGATATGGGTTCTTTACCTGCCAGTTGTTGTGCACGAACTTTGCCTACTTGGGTTGCGCACTTATTTCCTACTTTTTCATTTAACTCAATACCTTTTTTGGCATTATTGGAAACAGCATCAGGATAGTCCGAGTAGGATTCCATTTTTTGTTTGTTAAAATACCGAAAGTTGGATTCTATTGCAGGTTGTTCTACTAACGAAATTACATCAACTCCTGACTCATCAGAAAATTCATCTAACTCTAACCCAATAATAAGAGGTGATTTATACTCCATACAAATAATATATATAAAAGTTAGGTGTGGTTAAATTATGAACCTACTGTTCTACGCATTCTTATCTTAGCAGATGCCTCTTGTGCAGATGTAACTGAACCTTCAATCACATACGCTTGTATTGGTTGTTGATTACCCATTCCCACTTGGTTTGCTTGTACTTGTGTTGCAAATGGTGTTTGTGTAGTTGGTGTTGATGGAACTGCTGGTGCAGATATAGAAGTTATACTACCTCCTCCTCCACTACCACCTACCGATTGTGCAACACCTTTTGCCTTACCAAATGCCTTAGCCATAGTTGCAATAATTGCAGCTGCCTGTGCAGCATATCCAATCAATAGTGGAACGTTTTGTGGGAAACCTACTTTGGCAGTTTCTGCAAAACCTCTTGCAGTGGCAGCACCTGCACTACCTTGATCTACGGCAAGTTTTTGTAATGCAGCAGTTGCAGTTGCCTTTAAATCTTGTAATCGTATGATTTGTTGAGCAATGAATGCAGCCTTTGCAACGGCACTTTCTTGTCCTGCGATTTGTGATATTGCATCTACCACCATTGCTCGTATTTCTATCTTACTTTGTGCAGCATCAAACTCTTGTTGGATATTATCCAATAAATCTTGTCTTTGTTTATCACTTATTCCTTTTAGTCTTTCATCTTCTGCAATACTAGCATCAGTTCTTATTTTATTTAGTTCTGCTTCTTTTAGTGCTTCTAATGTGGTTATTTCTTGGTTGTTCTTAATTGCTTCATCAATTAATCTTTTATACTTTTCAGTAGTCAGTTGTATCTCTGCCTCAGCATCATCCAATAATGTTTCAGTTCTTGATGCCTGAAGGGATTGTAATTCTAATTGTAAATCCTTTTCCCTTTGTATATCTTCTTGTTTCTTTGTATCTGCTTCTTCTGCAAGAACCTTATTTAACTCTTGTTGTTTGAGTTCATAGTTCTTATTAAATTGTTCTTGTACTTTGAGTTTTTCAGATTCAGTTAGTTTTAAGGCATCTATTTCTTGTTGTCCTCTCTCCTTTTCTAAATCTAACTTTTGTTGTTCGGTTACTGCAAGTATATCCTTTTCTTCATCCTTTAACTTTTGGTATAATGCTTTATACGCTTCTAATCTACTCTTTTCTTCCTCTATTGCCTTATCTCGTAGTTGTTTTTGTTTATCTGCAGCTGCCTGTTCGGCATCTTCCTTTTCCTTTTGTATTTTAGCATTTAGTATTGCTTCATCTTGAAGGGATTGTTCGTATTCATCAGAACCTTGTTCCAATAATTTTCTTTTTTCTGCAGCAAGTTTCTTTTGTAACTCTAAGGTATTATTACCTGCAGCTTCTTCTAACTGAATTTGTTTTTCTAAGTTTTTTATTGCATTCTTTGTAGCAACAGTTTGTGCATCATCTACTAAACCTACTGCTTCACCCAATGCCTGGAAACCTGCAACAATTGTATCTATTATACCACTTAATGGTCCTAATGCAGTTTTTATAAAGTTAATTATCTTTTCTCTAAATGCAATTATCAATGCAGCTGCAGTAGTTAATGCAAGAATCAATATACCCACTGGGTTCATGGACATTACAGCATTGAATGCCTTTTGAGCAACGGTAGATATTTTAGTTGCAGCAGTGGCAACAGTTTGTGACCTTGCAAGTTGTCCTACTCCTTCACTCACATCCTTTATACCCATACCGAATGCAATGGCAGATGCAGCACTTTCTTCAAACTTTTTAAATTGTTCTGATTCTATACCTAATAATCCCAATCCACCTACTACACCTTGTACCGAACCTGCAAGTGTTTTTAATGCACCATCTATGGTTTGTATCTTATCCTCGCCAGTTATACCTTGTATTGATTTATTTACTCCATCAATCTTTTTAGTTGTTTCCTGTGCTTGTTTGGATAGGTCTTTGAATGCATCTGAATTGGGTGCAACGTTTCTTAGTTGCTCGTTTATATCGGCTAATTCAGTTTCTAACTGATTTAGTGTTTTTACCGAATTGCCAGTATCTACCTGAACCTGATATTGTATTGTCTGACTCATATACCAAATATATTTTTATTTATTTTGTGGTATAGATTAACCACTTTATATTATTATATATAGTATTATGGACGCAGGGTTTGTAATAGTGCCATTTTACTCCCTTCCTTTATTCGCGTCTTATTCATACATTTTTAGTTTTTGTTTGTTTAATAAAAAAGGGGTTCTTAAATAAGTTCCCCTTTTTTTATTCTATCCCAATTTTGTATATCTTCCTCGTGTATATTCCTGAATTCATCAATCAAATCTGCATGTGATACAGTTGCATGCATACTACTCTCTTTCATCGGTACTCCTCGTAATGCTCTACACTTTACACTATTTCCGAACTGCCAACTATCACCATAGAATAGTTTTAACCCATCAGGTATTGGCACCCAATCCCTTTTTTCTATAAAGAACATCGTTCCCCACCCGTAGATGTGGTGTGGTATATCTACCATCTCGTATGCCTTTTCAGTAGTTAGGAAATTATCTGAATGCATACCTAGTATTCCCATTTCATCAGAGAAATATACTATATACTCAAATACATCATCATCAAATAGTATATCATCATTTAATATTCCTACTATAGAGTTTAGTTTGCATCTACTTACACCATAGTTCCACGATGGGTTGACATACCAATTTTGAGTGGGTGTAGTGAGTTCCAATTTAAAGTATTCACTTGTATTGTATTCTTTTACAAACTCTCCACACGAGTTGTCTATGATGTGTATTCTACTGATGTATGGGTTTGATTCATACCTCTTTAGCATTGTTTTTAGATGTGGTGATTTACACATCGTGGGTATTACTAACTCTATCATCATAACTTATTTTTTTAGTTCTTTTGCTAATTTTAATAGTTCTTCTTTTTTTATTGGGAAATCTTCTACTTCAAACGTCATCTTATTTACACCATCTTGCAAGTGTTTTATCAATTCCCAGCTATTCCACATTTGGTAGTATTTAGTTGGTTCTAATTCAAGTATTAGTGTTTCTTCATCTACTGTGTGTATCTTAATCATAGTGTCTTGTTTTTACCTTTCCTTTTGCTCTTCTTTCTTGTTTTACTCTTTCAAACTCTGGTACATGATTCCAAATAAATCTTTGGTAGTGCCCATTTGGTTCCAATGCCAATTCAAGTATTCTTTTATGTTTTAGTTTCCAATCATCACCACACTCTTGTATAATTTTTTCTTTTTCATCATTATACTTTTTGTAATCTTCATCAGAAAGCAGCCCTTCCTTGTTCTTAAAGGAAGGGAGTATATTATACTTTGTTCTTTGCATCTGCTTCTTTTTGTTTTTGTACTTTTAACTGATTCAGTCTGATTGCTTTATCCTTTATTAACCTATTTTTAGTAGTAGGTTTTGTGTATTCTTTTCTTTCTCGTAGTTCTTTGATGTGTCCTGAGTTTTCTACTTTCTTTTTAAATACTCGTAGTGCTTTTACTAAATCTCCATTTCTTACTACTACTGAAACTAACTTTGGCATAATCTTGGTTTTATATATCTGTATATTTTTATATATAAGTTAGTAGTATTGTGGTTATTATTAACTTACCCTTTTACGAATTATAATATAACCTTTTGTATGTTTTATTTTACCACTTACTACATACGATACTGATGATTTAGTAAGGTTTAACTTTTTACTGCAATCATCTTGTGATACAAACTCACCTACATATTGACCATCTCGTGTATATGCATACACTGGTATTCTTTCTACACTAAAGTTTTTCAATGCATTATTAGTACTATTGATTTTTTCAGTAGGTGGAATACCATTTTTTATTTTTAGTTCAGTTTCATAATGAGATGCATGAGTTGATACATCAAATGTCTGAAGTATATTCATTATTAAATCAGTTCTACCATAAAATTTACCCATACCATAACCTTTTATTGGTCTTTGTTTAGTATGTTGCCACATTCTTTTTTTAGGTAGTGTAGTTCTACCTATGTATTCTATACTACCCTCTGAGTTTAGTAGTTCATACACATAATACGTTCTTTTTTTGTCTTTTTTAGTTTTCATACATTTTTGTTTTTTAGTTTATTAAATTATTTTATAAAGTTTTTCAACCCTTCACTTTTTACTATCTGCTTTAGAGGTGGGTTTTATTATAACCCACCTTAGCAAGATTATGTCTTTTATTACTATCAAAATTTAGTACTTTATAGAATTTATTAGTTATGGGTATTAGTCTTTTTATATAATTTCTTTCTGATTCAGTTATACTACTGGAGGTTGATACTCTTATTATAAAATCTTTGTCTTCATTTTTTAAATTATTTATGTGAAGATGCAATAACTTTATTAGTTCAATTTTTAGTTCAGAAGTTATAAGATATTTTGTATTGTAGTATCTACCACTCTTACTCTTACTATTTTTTTTCTTTTTACTTGGTTTATCATCAATACCACATTTAGTTTTTATATTATTCAGTATCACTACTTGTTTTCTAGTTAGTGTTTTTTGTTTTGATATTGATTTTATAAACTCTATTTCCCAAGAGTTAAGTAAATCTCCTGCCTCCATAAGCAGGAGATTTAACAACTTATAGTGTTCTATTTCTTTATTATTATACACTATAAATCTTGCTTCATCTAATTCTATTTCTTTTCTACTCCTACCTAACCTACCGTATGTTTGATCAAGGTAGTAGTTTGATTCATAAATTTTACTTATCATAACATTTTTTAGTTTGTTTAATTTATACAAAGATACTGAATATTTTTTACATATCCAAGTTTTTCTTAAAGTTTCTAACCCTTCACTCCATCAGTATATTAGTATATCAGTTAAGGGTTGCTACTATTTTTTCCATACTACTCAACTGATCCAGTATGTACAGTCTTCTTCCTATAAAGTCATTCAGAGTTCATATAGTTGTGAGTTCTTACCTCCTACACTATATTACTAATCGTCTCTTACTGTCTCCGTTACACTACACTAAATTACCTACTCTAGGCCAAAGATGTTCCCCCCACTTACGAACCTTACCAGCTGCTTCGTCTGGTTCTGGCAACTAATTTACTATATTAGTTAGGACACTACGGATGAATGTTTTAGAGTGATATACCGCACTCAAAGTTATTCGGTTAGTATTTCGTTATGGTTTATTCAGTTTTATGCTTTACTCTTTTATAGATCTAACAAACATATCTTATAAAGTAGTAGTGTTTTTATGATTTATTTTTTATTATTTTACACTTTATTCCAATAAAAAACCCCT